CTAAAAGGGGATGTCGTCGTCTAAATCTCGGCTAAAAGCGCCCGGTTCACGCTTCGGCTCAGATTTTGGCTTCAGGGGCCAATCAGGGACTCTGAGTTTCGCTTCACGCAGTGCTTCCTGCATTGCCGCACCGGCAGCAAAGTAATCCTTTGACCGACCCTCTTCGTGCATTTGGACGAACTCGTCAATTCGCGGCCAGAGGACGTCCACATAAGCACTGATGATGCTGACGCCCTGCGCATCTTCGAAAAAGAATGGCCAGTGCTCCTTCGCGAACGCTAGCTGGCGCTCCTCCTCGTAAGTCGGGTACATCTCAGGGATGCGAGCGACACGCAATTTTCTCACCCCTTCACTGACATGCCATATGTCCTGCCAGGTAGTGTCTGCCTCGTATGTATCCTTTCCCGGGATGGGGTTGCTGCTGGCGGCGGCCATAATGGCACGTTCAACGACTGTTGTGATTGTCTGCCCGTTCAGGCGAGCAACATAGTCCAAGAGAAACCGTGTCTTCGGGTCCAGTCGGATCGTCAACATCTCGGTTTTCGCGGTTTTGGCTGCGGGTCTAGCCACGGAATCCCCTCCGGTAAGCGTCTCTTCCCTTACGACGCCTGTGAATTGCGGGCAATGCCAACTTTTGTTCCACAGTTGCATTTGATGGTTAACGAGTGATCGTGTATATAGATTGCTGTACGGGAAACTAAGGAATCGCGAATGAAAAGAGAACATATCGAGGGCGGCAAAACCGAGTTTCTGACCGGGCCGCAGGTCGCTGAAAGATACAAGATTTCGGGAATGACGTTGTACCGCTGGCTTCGCGATCCGAAGCTAGCGTTTCCGCAGCCGATGGTGGTCAACCGGCGCAAGTTCTTCAAAGAGAACGAATTGGCTGCATGGGAACGAGACCGCGCAAAAGGTGCGGCATGAGGCCAGCAGAAAACGAAAAGCAGCGGGGACCGGTCGCCAAACTCACGTCCCCGCCGCTCGATCAGACATCGCTTTTATAGCGACCCCCCATCACCAACGATAAGGACCGTCGATGACGACACAAGCTAAAGCACACTATCGCATGCGCGTCCAGATTTTGGACAAGGGAGAGCCGCTGGGCCTGCCCGTGGTTGTGGAAGGACGCCTTTGCTGGGCGCTTCGCAACCTAATCAGCGCCGGTGCTGCAGGATGCACGCCGATCAATCATCCTGGACCTCGCTGGAGTCACTACACGTGGAAGCTCCGCGCTATGGGCTTCGCGATCGAAACCATTCACGAGAAACACGGTGGACCCTTCCCCGGGACGCATGCGCGATACGTGCTGCATTCCGATGTTTCCGTGTTGGAAGACGCGAAGGTCGCCGCATGATGGAGGCGATCGGTGAAGACAAGGTGAGGGCTGCCGCAAGGTGGCTCTCCAAACAGAACCACGTACCGCCGCACGTCGTGAACATCCTCAAAACGAAGTTCGACCTGAAGGCATTGCAGGCATGCCAAGCATGCAAACTCGCCGGCGACTATAGGCGAGGTGCCGTCGAATGACAGGAAAAACCAGAAAGCCGAAGAAGAAGAAAGATACAAGCCTGGCGACGTGGAAGTTCGACCTGGAAAATACGGTCAACGCAGATCCGCGGCTCGGTCCCGCATGTCTGAAAATCGTGCGAGCCTACCTGGACTTTATGGGGGACATCAATGCGGCCCCATACCTGTCGCTAGTGCACCTTCGGGCGCTCACCGCGTTAACAGAGCACACGATCATCAAAGCTCGCCGTGAGCTCGTTAACGAAGGCTATTTCAAGGAAGCCGGTAAAACCAGTTCTGGAGCGATCCGGTACCAGATCGTCAATGCCGGCAAGAATCGTGTTCTCGATCACCTCACCATCACTCGTGAAGTCCTCAAGCAGTTTGAAGCGGACAAAAAAGAGGAACGGAGAAGGCGGGCTGCTGGCACCGAGTCCTGCAATTTGTCCACTGCAAGAATTGCAGGGCTGGAGCACGATCTGCACTGCAGAATTTACAGGGACAGCACTGCAGAGAATGCAGGGAATTACGTAGAGAATACCGTAGAGGTTATTAGCTATGAAGAGGAGGAACCTCTTTCTTACTCCAACCACTACGCTGTTGTGTCTCTCGGTGACGATACGACCCAACCCTTTCCTATACCGGCAAACGATGATGAGGCAGAGAGCATCTTGGACGCGATTTGCACCGATGTGCAGCGCGTCGACTCGGTCAGGCGCACCCTGAAGCTGTTCCTGATGGGCGGAACTCTCTCGCCGCAAAGAGCAATGAACATTTTGGGCAGCGATGCGAGGACCGCGGCATGAGCGAAACGCAGATCATAGTGTTCCCTCTGGCCCGGCGGGTCGGAAAGATCAGAACGGCAGCGGCGACGTTGAAGGCAATGCGCACCGAAAAAATGGCGCGCGCATATCGGGCTCAGATCACCGCGGTGCTGCTCAACCATCTCTGCAAGCTCGGTGTCGATCCGGTCGAACGGCCCGAACGTGTTTGTGAGTTTTGGCGAGCTGTCCATGACGAGATTGCAAAAGGCATGGAGGGAGCCGCTTGATGGAAGAGCGATATTTTCCCGTTTGGGATCAGCAGCCGAGCGAAGAATTCGTGAGCGGCTGGCATGAGCACTTGAATTCGACCGGCTACCCGGAACAGTTCGATCGCGTCTCCACAGTACGGCCGTTCAATCTGGCGGACGTCCGACTGCTCTCCGGTGAACTCCGGGTTCCGACCACGCGCCGCGAAGATCAGTCGTTGGTGCCTTGCCCACTGTGCCAGCCAAACAGTCCGAAATTCAAAGTCGGTCGGATGGCCTGGTTCCCACACGAAAAGACGGTTCTTTTCATCGGTCATGAATGTGCGAAAAAGCACATCGGCGAAGACTATGTGAAAGCTGACGACCTCTATCGCAAGCAGGCGCGCTGCCGGCGCTATCAGGCGTCGTGGGAAGAGTTCCAATTTCGCCGTGAGGATCTGTGCGCCTTGGTGGCGCGCATGATGCCGGTGGCGAAGTCACTAGAGCTCTCGCGTTGGCACCAGTTGGAGAAAGATGCGCCAGGGTTCGCGCCGTTCCTCCATAACGAACTGTCCCTGATGAACGGCTCCATCTCTGTCATGGTGGATACCGGGCTCAAGGACGACCGGAAGAAGCGGATATTCGAAACTCTGCATGTCGGGGCCGTCCGCGGCTACGAAGTACTCGGCTCGAGCCGCCGACCGGTGAGGGACCTGGAAAAGGCAAAGCAGGTCCTCGATGACATTGCCAATCCCTTGCCTGCTTGGAACGCGAGCGACGATGACACGGCCGGGATGGAGGAAATCCTCTCCCGCGGTCTCCGAGCAATGTCGATGCTGAAGAGCCTCCGCGAGACACTCGCCTTCCTCCTGGGCGCGCGTGGCTTCTGGAATGCTGAAAATTTGGCCGTGCTGGAGAGGTGGGGCCGGATGGATGAATCCCCGTTTGCCTTGTTGGAGTTCCGCAGAGAGGGCAATCATGTGTTCCTGCGGTCGGAGAGCTATCAGGGCAAGCACTACTCGAACATCACCGTACCTGAATCCCTCTACGCATATCTTCCCGATCCGGAGAGCTACGCTCCCTTGAGCCCCATCAACGAAATTTACCCGGATGCAAAAACATGGCGCGCATGAGCAAAAACCGATTTCGTAAATTCACTGGCAAGCGCTCCTATGAAATCGACCATGAGGTTTTCTCTGTCGGGCTTCATATCTTCGCTGATGGCGCTTGCGAGCCCAACCCCGGCCCTGGCGGCTGGGGCGTGGCAGTCTACAGGGACGGCATGGAGGTTGCTTCCGATCACGGTGGCGACGCTGACACCACGAACAACCGGATGGAGCTGACAGGGCTGTTGAGGGGTATCGAAGCCGCAAAGTCGTTCGGTTCGCCAGTCACGATCTGGTGTGATAGCCAATATGCCGTCAAGGGCACCAACGAATGGCGTCACGGTTGGAAGAAACACGGATGGCAGCGAGGCGGCCCGAATGCGGATCCGAAGAACCGCATCCTGCTCAATGCCGAGCTGTGGCGGGCGATCGATGACGCCTTGGCTGGTACGGACCACATCAAGATTAAGTGGTGCAAAGGTCACGCCGGCATTACTGGCAACGAGCGCGCGGACCAATTGTCAAATATCGGCATTGCGTCGCTCGCCGCGGTCCCACTAGCGCAAGAACCTGTTGATTACCTAACCGCCGAATATCGTAGTCTAATGGGTGAATAGTGCTGGATTCTCAAATATTTGCTATGCTTCGCAAATCGGAAAACGAGGGCGTTTGAATGGGTCACTGGTACGTTTTGAGGACGCGCGCAGGGCAGCAGCAGAAGGCCATGCTCGAATTCGATGATAACGGGATCACGGCTTACTGCCCAACGATGCGGCGGGAAACCAGGCATCATCAAACAAAAAAATGGATCATGCGGGAATATCCGCTTTTCACCGGTTATGTCTTCGCGAACCTTCGCATTGCCGATTTCGGCACGCTCCGCGAAATGCGTTCTGTCCTGTCTTTTTTGGCGGATGCCGGCGGGACGCCGATACCCGTGCCAGGCGATGTTGTGCAAGACATCCGGGATGCACAGGAGCGTGGAGACTTCGACGTTCTCCGGCCGCCTGTTCGTCGCCTGAAAGCTGGCGACACCGTGCAGCTCAAAGACGGCCCTCTCTCAGGTCATTACGCATCAGTAACGAATGTAGTAGGACGGCGCGCAATCAAAGCTGTTGTGGAGATGTTTGGATCTCTGCGCGAGGTAGAAATCGGGCTTGAAAGTATCAGGCGAGTAGCTTAAATTGCCGCTCAGCGATTTGCAGCCTGTATCTGCTGGGCGCCAAAGAGTGACCCACGGGGCTTAGGGGAAATTTCGCGTTCCCCGCCTTGGCTTTACTTTGCCAAAATTCCCTTCCGTTGATGACGCACGCTCTGGTTTTACTCGGCCGGTGTCAAGCGTATCGAACACGCCTACCGCTGGCTGATGCGGTTTTCCATTTTCGACAGGTGACATCATGAGCGCTCCGGTGGGCAACCAGTTCTGGAAGGCGAGAAGCTCGCACGGCCGGAAGCCAATCTTCGCGAATCCTGATGATCTGTGGACCGCCTGCGTCGAGTATTTCGAGTGGGTGGAGGAAAATCCTCTCTACGAGGCGAAGGCCTTCTCGTATCAGGGCGAGACCAAGATCGAGAGCATTCCGAAGATGCGGGCGATGACAATCGATGGGCTGTGTTTATTTCTCGATATCGGCATCCAGACTTGGCACGATTACAAGGGCAGGGATGATTTTTCGGAAGTCACCTCGCGAGCCGAGAACGTCATCCGGTCGCAGAAGTTTGCCGGCGCCGCGGCTGACTTGCTCAACGCAAACATTATTGCTCGGGATCTCGGCTTGGCGGACAAGGCAGAGCTGACCGGCAAGGACGGCGGCCCGATCGAAACGAAGGATGCCAGCGAGAACGAGATAGCGCGTCGCGTCGCGTTCATGCTGGCAAAGGGCCTCCAGGCGAAGAAGCCCGATGAATCTGAATGAGGTTCTAGCGGCGTTCAACGCGCTGCCTGCTGAGGAGCGGAAAGAACTTGAACGGCTGGCCCTCGAAGGAACCAAGGGGCAATTGTTCGTCCCAAACCCGGGCCCGCAAACAGACGCCTGGTTCTCTGAAGCCGACGAGCTTTTCTATGGCGGCGGCGCTGGTGGCGGGAAGACGACGCTGTTGTGCGGCCTCGCGATCGAACGCCACAAGGACAGCCTGATCTTCCGGCGCCAAATCCCGCAGGTCGACGGCCTCGAAAAGGAAGTCGAGCGCATCCTTGGCACACGCGACGGCTACAACAGCCAAGTCCACAAGTGGCGCCTTCCTGCTGGCAACCGGCTGCAGTTTGCCGGCATGCCCAACGAGACCGACAAGGAGAAGTACCAGGGCCGCCAGAACGATCTGAAGGGCTGGGACGAAATCACCCAATTCACGGAAACGCAGTTCCGCTACGTGAACGCCTGGAACCGAGATGCGAGCGGCGGACGATGCCGGATCGTTGCAACGGGAAACCCGCCGACGTCTGCTCAAGGCATGTGGGTGGTGAAATACTGGGGCCCATGGCTCGATCCTTCGCACCCGAATCCTGCTGCGCCTGGTGAGCTTCGATGGTTCACGACCGTCGACGGCGAAGATATCGAGGTAGAGGGCAGGGGGCCGCACTTCGTCAACGGCGAATGGGTCGAAGCGGTTTCCCGGACGTTCATTCCCTCACGTCTCGAAGACAATCCGGACCTGATGGCGACCGGCTACGCTTCGAGGCTGAATGCCCTTCCGAAAGAGCTTCGCGAGCGCCTGCGCAACGGCGCGTTCGATGTCGAGGCGGAAGACGATCCTTGGCAGATCATCCCCACCAAATGGGTGAAGGCCGCACAGGCTCGATGGACCGAACGCCCGCCGGAAGATGTGCCGATGAGTGCCGTTGCCGCGGACGTGGCGCAGGGTGGGCCGGATAAAACGCAGATCCAGACGCGCTATGATTGGTGGTATTCCCGCTTCAGCAGCTACAAGGGCAGCGAAACTCCGGACGGACCGACGGTTGCCGGCCTGATCATCAAGGAAATGCGTGACCGTTGCCGCGTTATTGTTGATGCCGGCGGCGGCTATGGCGGCGATACCCTGACGCAATTGGCTCATGCCGATGTCGATTGCTTCGGCTTCAAAGGTGGGTCTGCTTCTGCCTCCCGAACGCGGGAAGGCATGTACGGCTTCAAAAACCTTCGCTCGCAAGTGGTTTGGCAATTCCGCGAGCAGCTCGACCCCGACTACGGGTCGCAAATCGCACTGCCCCCTGACCCGGAACTGTCGGCTGATCTCTGTGCCTTCCGGTACGAGATACGGGCAGGGGGCGGCGGCGAGGAAATCGTCGTTCTTCCTAAGGAAGACATGAAGGAAATGCTGGGTCGATCGCCTGACAAGGGCGACACGACCATCATGCTTTCCGCTTCCAAGCTGGGCGGCCTCAAGCGCCCGAAGGCCGCCCAGGAACGCCGCGAACATCAGCGCCTGCGGCTTCAATCCGTCACTTCCAACGCCTCCCTGAAGGCACGTCTGCGAGGAAAGAAGCGATGAGCAAGCTTTTCGGTGGCGACAAGCCCGACTATCCCGATCCGGAACCGCCGGCAACGATGCCCGATCCTGATGACCCGTTGGCCAAGCGCCAGCGTCGCAAGCAGACGCGCACGCTGAGCACGCCCAGCAGCTCGACCGCTGACCGGTTGGCGCCTGTTCCCGGCACCATCGGCCGCGAGTTCACGCGCTCGACGCTGGGTGCGAACTGATGGCGGATCAAGCCGGCAAGGACCTGATGGAAATCGACTCCCGCCTGTTCTCGGGCAAGGGAAGTCTCGACAGTTTCCACCAGGAGATTGCCGAGTTCTTCTATCCTGAGCGCGCGAGCTTCACGCAGGAGCTCGTGCTCGGGCAGGACTTTGCCTCCCACTTGACGGATTCTTACCCCGTGCAGGTGCGGCGTGAGCTCGGCGACCAGATCGGCTCCATGGTTCGGCCCTCCGATCGGCAGTGGTTCAAGGCCAGTGCTTCGAATGAGCGCGTGGCTCGTGACAGCTCCGCAAAACAGTTTCTCGAGTTCATGACCGACGTGAACCGGGCAATCCTCTATTCCCGGGACAGCGGCTATCGTCGGGCGGCCAACGAGTGCGAGCACGACTTCTCGGCGTTCGGGATGGGCTGGGTGCAAGTCAGCTACAACAAGAAACGCGACAACCTGCTTTTCCGGACGCACCATCCGCGGAATATGGCCGGGTGCGAAGGCCACGACGGGCGCGTGAACCACGTTCACCGCAAGTGCGATATGAAGGCGCACACGATGGCGCACCTCTTCGGCGAAGCAAAGTTGCCGCAGCCGGTGAAGAACGCTCTTCAGCGCAAGGACCTCTCCAGCACGTTCAAGACGCGGCACGTCTTCATCCCGCTCGATGTCTACGAGCCCTATCGCAAGTTTCCGGCGGGCGCGAAGTGGGCCGACATCTATGTGACGGAAGATGGCGCCATTCTTCAGGAGCTTCCTGCCTTTACGTTCGACTACATCGCCCCGCGGTGGAAGACGGTCTCCGGGCACTTCTACGCGTTCTCGCCGGCCGTCGTTGTCGGCATTCCGCAGGCTCGCATGCTTCAACGCATGATGATGACCATCATCGAAGCGGGCGAAAAGCAGGTCGATCCGCCGATGATTGCGACGGAAGACGCGGTAACGAGCCCGATCGACCTGACCCCGAACGGTGTCACCTTCATTGATGCCGAATATGACGAGCGTCTTGGTGCTGCTCTTCGTGCTGTCGACCTCGGCAAGAACACAGGCCTTGGCGTCGATCTCGTCAACGATGCTCGAAGCACCCTGACCGAGGCGTTCTACCTCAACAAGCTTGCCCCGATGGCTTCCCTGCAGGGCCGTGAGGTGACGGCCTACCAGGCATCGCAGATGGTGCAGGAGTACATCCGCCATGCTCTGCCGCTGTTCGAGCCGATCGAGGACGAATGGACCGGCGCAACGCTGGATCTCGTAACCGAGAAGGTGATGCGTGCGGGCGGTTATGGTCCGGTGGACCGCAACGGAATTCCGGTGGACATGCCTGATATCCTGCTCGGGCAGAACATCACCTACGAGTTCAACAACTCGCTGAAGGAAGCCCGCGACCGGCAAGTGATCAACGGCTATCAGGAATCGTCCGCGATCCTTCAGGCCGGCATGGCTCTCGATCCTTCGCTCGCCTCCGACGTCGACACCCGGACGATGTTCCGGGATGCATTCGGCGCTGTCCCGGGTGGTCGCGCCGACTGGCTCGTCAACAAGGAACAGGCGGACGCCGGCCGCCAGCAGATGCAAGAGCAAATGGCGGCACAGCAGCAAATGCAGCAGGTGGGACAAGGTGCCGAAGTCGCGGGCCTCGTTGGCAATGCGGCTCAACAGCTCCAGGCGGCAATGAATGGCTGAGCGGCGCCCCTATCGTCCCTGGCACCCGGTCGCGGTCCGCTCGGACAATGAGCAGCCAGCAAGCGACCTCGAAATCCGCAAGGCTGATTGCGTGGCGATCCAAGCCGTTTCGAAGGGCATTGCCAGCGCCGAGCAGCAGCAACGTGCCGTAGCGGCAATCCTGCACATCTGCGGCATCAACAATCTGGCTTGGATGCCGGAAGAGCACGGCGGCGAGAGGGATACGACCTTCGCCGCCGGCAAACAGCACGTCGGGCACCAGCTCCGCAAGCTGATGTCCCATTCCATTTCCATTTTGACAGGTGAGAAACATGACGGACCAAAGCACGACCGGCGCAGCGGAAAGCCAGCCGACGACAGGAACGCAGACCGCGCCAAGCAATGATGCAATCGATACGTCCAAGTCTGGACAGGTCGAGAGCGGCACTACTTCGAAAGCGGGCGGTGATGACACTGGCGCGGTTCCGGCCGGCGATGGTGAATTGCAGGCGTTCCGCGAGAGGCTGGCCGGTGGCGATGAGACGATCCTGAAACAGCTCGGCCGTTACAAGTCGATCGATGCCATTTCCCGCGCCTATCGAGAGGCGTACAACACTGCGAAGAACGGCGGTGCAAAACTGCCGGCGCTGACGGACAAATCAACTCCTGAAGAGATCAAGGCCTATCGCGATGCTCACGGCATTCCGGAAGATCCGTCTGCCTATCCGGGCGATTTCCGCCAGGACTTCAGGGCGACGGACACTGATAAGGCGATCCTCGGCGAATTCAAAACCGCGATGCACGCCAGAAACGTACCGCCGGCTGCGGCGGCTGCTGCGCTCGATTGGTATCAGGACTTCGCGACGGCGCAGCAGCAGGAGCTCGATGGTAATTTGGCCCGCGTCGCGAAAGAGACGCAGTCAGCGCTTCGGAACGAATGGGGCGGCGAATACGACGGCAACATAGGCGCCGCTCAGCAGCTTATGACGTCCCACCTCGGCAAGGATGGTTTCGAGGAAATGATGGGCCTCCGTCTCATGGACGGCTCCCGCCTCCAGGACAATCTTGCATTCGTGAAGATGATGGCCCAGCTCGGCGGCGACTATTACGGTGGCAATGCCATCATGACAGGCGATGTCGAGACGACCGCCAAGACAGTTCAGGAACGGATCGACGAGTTGCTCGCTCTTCGCGTTTCCGATCCTGAGAAGTACAAGAGTGACGACGTCCAGCAGAAAATTACGAAGCTGTACGCGCAGCGCGACAAGATCAACGCTCGGAAATAGCAGGGCTATTGAAGTCTCTGCATGAGGTCCAATAGGAATTGAATTGCGTCTGGCGTCAGAACGAAAATGAATACCGGGCGCCGAATGATGAAGCGAATCAAGCGGTTCTCCTTCTGTTTGAGCTGAAGTTCGGAGACTTTCTCTCCGTATAAGAACCACTATCCACGCGAACAGTTATAGCGTTCTACACACGCGCTCTATGCGGCACCCCGGAAACGGCCCCGCACCTAATCCACCCGAACATTCAAGCTGATGCGACGCCCCGTTGAACGCGACGTCGCGGCCCCTTGCCATGTGCGAGGCATCCCGCGAACGCGCCAGGCGGCACCCTGAGCACGGCTGAAATCCAACCTCCCAATCAAGATCGAAAGGTTATTGGCCAATGGCTTACGCTATTACCAAAGACCAGTTCGTGGACGAGTGGGTCGTCGCATTTCAGCGCGGCGAAACCTACCTCAAGGACTGCGTCACCAAGGAAGAAATGCTCTCCGGCCTCACTGCGAAGTTCGCTCTGCAGGGCGCAGCCGGTCGCATGACCACCCGCGGCACGAACGGCCTGATTCCGTCTCGTAACCGCACCGACACGCAGCCGAGCGTTACCCTTGCTGAGAAGCACTCCAAGGAAACGCGCCCCGGCTTCGACGTCTTCACCGCCCCGGCAAACTTGCGTGAAGCTATGCAGAACGCCGGCGCAAATGCTGCCGCTCGTGAAATCGACTACACCATCATCGACGCACTGGCGACCGCCACCAACGTCTACGCCAGCGGTGCGGCCCAGACGCTCACCTACGGCAAGACGGTGGACGCTCTCACCGAGCTTTTCGAAAACGACGTCATGTCGGGCAACGAAATCACCTGCCTTTGGACCCCGAAGGCCTGGGCTCGTCTGCTGACCTTCCAGCAGTTTGCCTCTGCCGACTACATCGAATCGAAGCCGCTCGTCGGACTGACGCTTGATCGCCCAAAAATCTGGCTCGGCGCGAAGCACATCATGCACAACGGTCTCCCTGGCAAGGGCACCGCAACCGCCTCCAACTTCATCTTTGCGAAGCCGGCCGTCGGCCATGCCATCGCACAGGGGAACATCCAAGTCGGGGTCGGTTACAACGACGAGGACGATTACTCGTACTCGCGCCACACGATCTATGACGGCGCCGTGATCCTCCAGCAGGCCGGCGTCATCAAGGTCGTCACCGACGACACTGCGGCGTTCAGCTAAGGAGGCGCGCAAATGGCTTATGTAGCATCTGGCCTCAAACTCCTAGTCGGCGGCCTGTCCAACAGTTCTATGAACATGTGGCTGCTGGATACGACCGATGCCATCGCAACCGTCAATACCTCGGATTACATCAGCGATGGTGTAACCCGTGGCATGGCGCAGGGCGATATCGTCTTCGTCCGCACGCGTGCGTCCCTGCCGGCCGGCGCCGTCTCGGCGGTCAACATTGCCTTCGTGCTTGATGTTGGCACCGGTTCCGCCGCCCAGGGCGTCGACCTGACCGACGGTCTTGCCGTCACGGCAACCGATACCGACTAACGGTGTCAAATCAGGCCTCGTTCTCAGGAGCGGGGCCTTTTCCCTTTCCATTTCCACAGGTGAAAGACCATGACCAGTATTCAGAAACTGGCGGGCCATCGCTTTTCGCAGGCTGATTACTCGATCGGCCGCTTTGCTGCGACTGTCCCCGCTGAAACCACCCTCGAAGACGTGACGCACCCGGAATATTTCGCGAACCATCTCAACAGTTTGCGGGTGGGGGCGACCATCAGCGTTCTCTCCGACGACCACAAGCTTGATTGCGACCTTCGCATTCTGTCGGTCACCAAGACATCGGCAAGGGTGCGCGTGCTCCGCGTCTACGACGAGAAGGCGGCTCCGAAGGTGAAGGAGGCGGACATTTCCGCTCCGCTGATCAATCACGGCGGCCCGGTCCACAAATGGCGCTTCATCCATAACGGCGAAGTCGTCCAGCACGGCTTTGAGACGAAGGATGCGGCCGAACGTGCCGCGTCGAAATACATCGATCTCCTCAAGGGCGAATAAGCATGGCCGACAAGCTACAGGTGTGGAAGCAAGCGCTCGTTTACCTCCAGAAGGAGACCATCGCGACGCTTACCGATGATGTGCCGGCCGTCTATACGTTCGGCGCCGCATGGGATGGCGTTGTCGAGGAAGCTTTCAATGCGGGTGACTGGAATTTTGCCAAGCTCTCTGTAGCTCTGTCGCTCAACAATACCGAGACGCCGGCTGTCGGCTGGTCCTACGTGTTCGATTATCCGACCGATTGGATGCGGACTGTTGCAATCAACAGCAGCCCTGAGTTCCGCACTCGGTTCTATGATTACGTGGACGAAAACGGCTTTCTCCACGCGAATACGAACGTCCTGTACCTGCGGTATATCAGCCGCGCCAAGATGACGGACGTTGCGTCCTGGCCGTCGATGTTCTGGCGCTATGTCGCTGCGAAGCTGGCCTATGATACCTGCGGACGTCTGACCTCCGGCGATACCCTAGAGGACAAGCTCGAAAAGCGCATGGTCAAGGCCCTTCGGCAGGCCAAGAGCGTCGATGCCCGAAACGAGAACAACAAGGTCCTGAATCCCGGAACGTGGCTCCGTTCGCGCTACGGCGGCTATGGTCCGTGTGGCATCAATGACGGCGGCACGCTGGTAGGCGGCGAAATCACCTTCCAAGAGGGTGACGTCTGATGCCTCGCGTTTCGGCGCCGGTCTATTCCTTGAATGGCGGAGAGGTTGGCGACGAGGCGCTTTCGCGTCTCGATCTTGAGCGCCTGCAGTTTGCCGGCTCGCTTTATTCCAATCTCCTACCGCGTGTCATCGGCTCCATGACGCTGCGGCCGGGCTTGGAATACATAACCGACATCGATTTCGGCGACGTCCAGCTTCTCGAGTACAACTATTCAGGCGGATCGGCCCTAATCCCGATCCTCTCCAACCAAGCGATGCGTGTCGTCAAGGACGATGCACTCGTCTCCCGAGCATCGGTTAGCACCACCGTACTGAACGGCGACTTCAATTCCTTCACCGGCTGGACGGACGCGAGCACCGGGGCTGCCACCGCAACAGTCAGCGGTGGAGACCTCCGTCTCGCCGGGACCACGCAAGACCGGGCATCTGCAAAGCAGACGATTGCCGTGGCGGTGGCCGATCGAGGGATTGAGCATGCCTTGCGTTTGGACCTTTTCCGCGGACCCCTGAAGATTCGCCTCGGCTCGACGAGTGGCGCGGACGACCTGATCCCCGAGGCGGTGCTCGATGACGGCGTGCACTCGATCGCCTTCACGCCGACGACCGCAAACATCTACCTCGAACTCTTCAATGATGAGGCGCGGTTCGTCTGGCTACATTCGTGCCAGATCGAAAGCGCAGGGGTCATGGTCATCCCTGCGCCGTGGACCTCCGATGACTTGACCGACAACATCGTCCGCTACAAGCAGAACAAGGACATCCTCTATGTTGCCTCCGGCGTCTATCAGCAGCGCGAGATCCAGCGCCGCGGAGATACCTCCTGGGGCGTGCAGCGCTACAAGGTTGATGACGGGCCTTTCGTCGCCTCTGACGGGACGATTTCACTCGACCCCTCAGTCTACACTGGGAACGGCACGCTGACGGCCAGTCGCAGTTACTTCGATACCGGTATGGTTGGGCGCCTAGTCCGATTGTTCCAAAGCGGTCAAACGGTGATCGAGGATTTCACGACTGATCCTGCCGAAGGAGCGCACATCCGCGTGTCCGGCGTCGGCGCGGCCCGAAGGTTCACGTGGTATGTCGAAGGCACTTGGGCGGGCACAGTGCGGTTGCAGGTGGCGACAGACGATGGGTCGGGCAACCCAGGCGCATGGACGGATGTGCTTACACGATCAAGCAACGACACCGAGGCGTATACGGACCCTGACGATAATGTCGTCAAGTTTTTTCGGTTCGCAGTTGCAACTGGCGGCTATACGAGCGGCACAATCGAAACCCGCATCGTGTACAGCGGCGGCAGCCAGTCGGGCGTTGTTCGTATCACCGGCTACACCAGCGCGACATCGGCAAGTATGGAGGTCATCAGTCGGCTCTATTCGCTCAATGCGACGTTCGAATGGGATCACTCTGTCTGGTCAGACTATGACGGCTGGCCGGCCGCCGTGGACGTGTTCGGGGGGCGCATTTATTGGAGCCTTTCGGACATGATCTACGGATCGGTGCCTGATGCGTTCAAGAGCTTCGATGATGAGGTCGAAGGCAATTCCGCGCCAATATCGCGCTCCATCAACGCCAGTTCCCAGCGTGGGATTCTTTGGATGCTCGGCCTGCAGCGGCTGATTGCCGGGACTGACGCGTCCGAAGTCTCCATCAAGGCTTCGAGCTTCGATGAGCCGCTTACTGCGGATAGCTGGTTCCCTGTGGATGCGTCGACGCGAGGCTGCGCGAACCTCCGCGCGGTCAAGGCCGATAAGGACGGCATTTTCGTTCAGGCGTCGGGGACCGGCGCTTTCCGGATGTCCCCGGATCAGTCAGGCTTCGACTATTCGTCATCCGACCTTATGGCGATGCACGAGGAGATATGTGATGGATCGCCGATTGTGGATGTCGCTGTCCAGCGCAAGCCCGACACGGTCGTCTGGTTCATCCTCGCCAATGGCGAGGCAAGGGCGCTCACCTACGAACCTGCCGAAAACGTGATTGCCTGGTCGCGCGTTGTTACCGATGGTCTGTTCAAGCGGGTGGCGGCTATCCGCGGCGCCGGTCAGGACTCGGTTTATTTCGCGGTCGTGCGAAACGGTGCGCAGCGTCTGGAGCGATTGGCCAAGCTCTCGGAGTGCCGTGGCGGGGCGATCAATTGCCTTGCGGATGGGTTCAAGCGTTTCACCGGGGCCGCTGCGACGACGTTCTCCGTCCCGCATTTAAATGGCAAGCAGGTCATGGTGTGGGCCAACGGTCAGGCGATCCACGACCAGGACAACCTTTACACCGTCTCCGGCAATCAGGTGGTGCTCTCGAGCGCAAAGACGAACGTCGTCATCGGGCTTCCGTACACCGGCAAATGGCAGTCGACGAAGCTTGCTTATGGTGCCGCGAACGGCAGCGCTCTCTTCCGCAAGAAGCGGGTTTCGCAGCTTGGGCTCGGGCTGACGAAGACGATGTTGGATGGCTTGCGAGTCGGCAACTCCTTCGCCAACCTTCGCCGGCTGACCGTCACGAAGGGCGATAAGCCCGTTCCGGCTGGCTACCTATTCGAAGATTTCGACGCCGACATGATGTCAGTCTCCAGCGATTGGGACACGGACAGCCGCATATGCCTGGAAGCTCGCGCTCCCTATCCGTTTACGGCCTCGTCGCTGGTGATGGACGTGAAGACCAATGGCTAAGATCCTGCCCGCAAGCGAGATCGATTTTTCCCGATATTACGGCGGCATCGAGGTAACGGGACGCTGGGTCGGCCGTGCCATGTGGCGTGGGCGCATGATTGCGGGGTTTGGGGGCCTCATTGAGACGGACGCCGGGGAATGGTTCGCATTCCTTGAAGTGCCGCGGGAAGAGCGGAAACCGTCTGTTTTCCGGCACGTCCTGGCCGCATTCGCAGAAGCGAAAGAGCAAGGCGCGAAAGTCATCAAGGCAACTTGCGATGCCAGCATTCCGAGAGCTGTGGATCTGATGATGCACCTCGGCTTTGCACCGACAGACGAAATCCTAGACGGCAAGGTGGTGTGGAAATGGGAGCGTTAGCACCGGTACTCGGCGCAATTGGCCAGGTCGCAGCCATCGGCGGCACGCTGCTCCAGGTGGCTGGCACCATGCAGGCCGGCCGCGAGCAGGAAGCGCGGTTTAATTACGAGCAGAAGGTTCAGGAGCAGCAAGCCGACGAAGCGCAGGCAGCAAGCCAGCGCGACGCAGCGGAACGCTATCGTGAGGGCCGGTTCATGCTTTCGCAGCAGCGCGCGGCAATCGCTGGTTCTGGCGGCAGTGTTTCCGATCCCTCCGTCATCGATCTCATGAACGATACCCAGGAGCGGACGACGCTTGCAGCTCAAACCGAAATCTACAAGGGCGAGCAGCAGGCGCGTGGCTACAATGACGCCGCCAAGGTCGCCGGCATCAACGCCAGCAATTCGATGAGTGCCGCACGGCTTCGGGCTGGCGCGTCTCTCTTCGCTGGCGTGTCCGACATGTACAGCCGCTTCGGACAGCAGGCCATGCAATCGCGGACGGCCACCGGCACCACGGCTCCGCTCTACGGCTGAAAGAGATAAATGGTTACGATTCCCACCTCTCGCGACGTTGCTTATGCCAGCTCTCGATCGGGCCGCATAGCGCCCTCTGGGCCGTCTGTAAGCGTTGGCGCCGCGGTCGCAGATGCTGGCCAGGCTCTAACGCATGTCGCCTACAATCTGAACGACCTTCGCACCCAGGAGGCGCTCGACAATCAGAACAAGGCCGGCTTCGACCTCGAAACGAAGATTGCGCAGTTTCGCGATCAAGAAGAGCAGTCGTTTAACAAGGCGCGTGAGGAAGCCAGCGAAAGCGGAATCGGCTTTACCCGGTCCTTCATGGAAGGCTACGAGAAGCGTGCCAACGACTTCGTGAAGGCGAATTTTGCCAACATTTCCGAAGGGCAGAACGCTCAGTCCCGGCAAACCCTCCTCGGCCTTGGCAACAGCCTGTATGGCAAGTCTCACGCCTACGAACAGCAGTCGAAAACGAACTTCTACGACCGCACCACGAACGGCAACCTGGACAAGATCCGAACGCAGATCGGCAACAACGCTGCTCCATTCGACCAGCTCAAGAAGCAGGGTCTGGAGGCAATCAATTCTGCAGACATGCCGGAAGCGTGGAAGGCTGAGCGTCGCGCCCTGTGGGACTCTGATGCGGCCGAAAGCAAGTGGCGCTGGAAATTCCAGCAGGACCCCGACACTGCCGTCCGCCAGATGAAGGGCATTACTGTTGACGCAAAGGGGCTCTCCAACGCGATCCAACAGACGGCTGAGCAACTCGGTGTCAATCCCGTCGATCTCGCCACTGTCATGTCTTACGAGACAGGGGGCACGTTCGATCCTTGGAAAAAGGGCCCGACGACCAAATGGGGTGAGCATCGCGGCCTGATCCAGTGGGGCGAGCCGCAGCGCGCCAAATATGGCGTCACTGCAGATATGCCGATCGAGCAGCAGGTCGCGGCGGTTGGCCGGTATCTCCGCGATGCGGGCGTTCAGCCTGGCATGGGACTGCTTGACATCTACTCGGCCGTGAATGCCGGGGCCCCGGGCCTCTATGACCGCTCCGATTATAAGCAGGGCGGCGCTCCTGGTACCGTGGCCGACAAGGTGAAATACCAGATGGAGCAGCACAAGGCGAAAGCCGCGGCGCTTCTGGGCGGCACCTACACGCCAGCTGCAAATGATCCGGATCTTGACGCGATCCCCTATGAGCGTCGCGCGCAGTTGGCATCTTGGGGCGAAACCGAATACAGCCAGCAGATTACCAAGCAGCGTGCGGCCGCAAAGGACAGCTATAGCCTCCTGATTGCCACGCAGCCGGAGCAGGTGCGCGAAAGCGTCATCTTGCAGGACCCCGCGCTAGATACCGGTGACAAGGCGCAGTTGATCACCTCGCTTCGATCGGCGCTGAAGGAAAGTGCGGGCGTCAACCAATTCATCGGGTCGCTGGCGCAGGGCAATGTTGACGTCAATCCGTTCAATGCGGATCAGGTGAAGGTTGCCGACAAGGGATATGAGAAGCTTCTTTCCGTCGCCGCGAGCCCGGAAGAGCAGAAGGCCGTCACCTCCGATTTCGTCGCGCGCACCGGCTACATTCCCAAGACGGTGCAGGCAGAGCTGCGGAACGGCGCATCGTCCACAGATCCGGCCGTGGTTGCCCAATCGATGGAAGCGGGCCTCGTTCTCTCAAAGAATGCGCCTGTATCCTTCGGTGCGTTCGAAGGCTCTGCCGGCGTCCGGAGCAAAATGGACGTCTACAGGGCTTACACCCGCGACATGGGCTATTCGCCAGAAGAGGCTGGCCGGAAGCTGGTCGATGCCAATGATCCGGAAAAGGCTTCTCAGCGTGAGGCCTTGCTCAAGTCGAAGACTGTTGCGGATGCGCTAAAGGCGGTCTCTGCGGACACAATCGCTTCGTCCTTCGACACGAGCCGTCTCGGTCTTGCGCCGAATCCTTCCCTGGGACCCAACCCCGCCGCGGAAGCTGCAATGCTGGCCGAGTATCGATCGATCTACCAGGAAGCAATCGTTGAAGCCGGTGGCGACATGACGGCCGCGAAACTGGCGGCTGACGAGCGTTTCAAGCGCTCTTACGGAGTCACGGGCTTCTCGACGATGGGAAACAACGTCGTCGTCAAGAACCCTCCCGAGAAGGCCTATCCGCCGGCTCCTGATGGCACCTTCGATTACATTCGCGAGCAGCTGGCGGAAACGATGAAGGGTCAGGGCGTCGAGGCTGAAGAGTTCTTCCTGCATCCGGACGAGATGACGGCTCGAGATATCCGCGCAGGCCTGCCTCCACGGTATGTCGTGCTCTACCGCAAGGACGGGAAGCTCGAACGGTTCAATGTGCCGTTTTACGCCGACACGATCGAGATGAAGAAGCGGTACGAAGAGAAGAAGGCGAACAGCATTCGCCAGTCCGAGGGCCGCATGATCGAAAACCGCGAGCGCTCTATTCGCGAACGCGACGCAGCGGAGAACGCCTTTGACCAGACAGTCGGTCCCGACTGGATGAAGGCTCGCGCTGCTGAACAGGAACGCGAGCGCGTCCGCCAGGACGAGACCTTGCGTGATCTGCGCGGGTTCAACCCCGGCCCGATCAATGGCGGTGGTGGAGGCGGTTACTGATGCCTTTGGATTTCACACGAGCTCAGCCTGAAGCCGCGACGGTCGGGATATCAGACTATGACAGGCCGGACCCGGCTTTCATGGACACGCTTTCCGCCGCCTATCGCCAGGAAAACATCATCGGATCTGCCTTCACCAATGCCCGGATCAACTTGGCGGCCGGCGACGTCAATTCAGTCGACCCTGAATACAATGTCTTCGAGGACCTGAAGGGCTACGAGGATTACGCGGACCGCTTCGAGAACGTATTCAGCAGGCCGGCGGCGGATGCAAAAAAGGCTCAGATCGATCAGGAAAAGCGCGACCGCGAAACGCTTGCGGCAAGCGGTTGGACGGGCCTCGGCGTTTCGATGGCTGCGGGGCTGACCGACATTCCCACGCTCATTCCTGGCGGTGCCTTCGTCCGAGCCGGCAAGGTCGGCTATTCGGCATTGCGGTCGGTTGCCTCGGTCGGTGCTGCTGCCGGCGTTGGCGCCCTTGCCCAAGAGGCGGGACTGCAGGCCACGCAGGAACTGCGCACGCCAGCAGAAAGCGCGCTTGCCGTGGGAGGCTCCGTTATCCTGGGCGGGCTTATTGGTGGTGCTGGTGCGAAGTTCTTCAGCAAAGCCGAGTGGGGGCGTGTCAGCAAGCAACTCGAGGCGGATCTGACCGACGACGTCGCAGACCCGATCGACGTCACGAACACCATCGTCAAGCGGATGCAGGCGGCCGGTGCGGACTCCGTCGAAGAGCTCGACCTTTCTGACCTGGGAATTGGCGGTCCGAAAGCTGCGGACCTGCTCGCGAGAGCAACGGCTGCAGTTCGTATCAATCCGGGCATTCAAACAATGCTGTCGCCGTCGGTGAAGGTCCGCGAAGTCTACGGCCGGCTCGTCGACAATCCGATCTATACGACCATGAACATGGAAGGCCGGTCGCTCGGGGCAGATGTTGAAAACTCGGTGAAGCTTTACGAGCGCGGTGCGGTCGGCACCTGGCTCGGCAATTCGCGCCAACTTTACCGGGAAGCACGCAAGGCCGGCTATACCGGGACGCGGACGGAGTTCTATCAGGCAATCGCTCACGCCGGCCGCCGCGGTGACGTTGACCCTGACGGCAACATGTTCGTGACGCGGGCCGCACGGGAAGCGCGCGGCCTGATTTTCGATCCATTGCTAGAGCGTGCGAAGGAATTGAAGCTCCTTCCCGACGACGTGAAGACGACGACGGCGGCAAGCTATGTCACGCGAATGTGGAACCGCCAGCGGCTGATCGGCGAGGAAACGCGTTTCCGAGATATCGCGCGCAAATATTTCAACGAAGAGCTGGACCGGGCCCTTATCCGGCAGGAGGAACGCCAGCTCGGCAACAAGATTGTCGAGTCGATGTACGTTGACGACCGGTTCAACAAGGCGTTTCAGCGCCTGTCCAACATCGAAAAACGGCTTTCCGACCGCGCCCGCATTCGCGGCGGCATGCTCTCGCGGGTTCAGACTGAGGAGGCTCGCCGTTTCGATGTCCTTCAGAAGCGTGCGCCACGTCCCGTCGTTGATGCGCTCCGCGAGGGAGCAGCAGACGACTCCTTGATCAAGACCGTAAAGGAAGCCAGATCCTCCGAGAACGTGAAGCGCGCGAAGACGCCGGTCCTCTCGATCCTGAGGAAGCGTGGGGGCGTTCGCATCGGCTCGCCTCTCGCCGGCGAACTGGAGGCTATCGGGGTAAACCCCAAAACCGTGCCTGGCCTCTTCAAACGTGAGGGCGGGCGCGGGGCTGCGGACAATATCGTTGCCCGCGAATTCGACCTCTTCGACAATCTTCCGACCGACGAAAACGGCTACGTGCTGCAGGACTCCATCATTGACGCGATCCGCGCGGAAATGGCGGGTGTTCCGATCCGGTCCAGTGCTGACGAGGCCGAAGTTGCTTCCGCAGAGGCGCTTACTGAAAACGCCCGGCTCTGGCTGCAGTCGATCGGGCTCCGCGAGAACGCAACGATCAAGGAAATTCGCGAGCACCTTAATCAGGTGCTTGGCCCCGAAAATCTCTTGGGTGAGGTCGACGCCAAGATTGCTCGCCTCAACCGGGAAATCGAGGAGTTCGACCAGGCCACAGACGCAATTAAGAACGAGCAGATCATTTCCGACGCGGAAGCGCGGAAGGTCGCTGACGAACTGCGTACCCTGGAAGACGAGATTAACGCCAGTGCGGATCTCGCGAAGGCTTCGCCGGCAATTGGCCGCATGGTTGATTACGCCAAGGCTCGCCGTGAATATGGCGCCGCTCGCTATCAGCAGATCCGCGTCACGAACCGTCTTGAGGCACTGAAGCTTGTCGACTCCGAAGGACGCCTCACGCCCGAACTGGAGGCCGAGATGCGGAAACTCGCCACCGAGGCGAAGGAAATAGAGGAGAGGATCGCCAAGACCACCGCCAAATCGGACAAGCTCAAGAAGACGCTTCCGAAGCAGAAACAGGACATCCCCGACTTTGTCAGCCATGAGGACCGCGACGATTACATCAACGAAATCGTGGACTCGGTTTTCAACAACCTGACCGGCCGGGGGCAGGGTGATGTGCCCGAATGGCTCGTTCCTGTGACGCGTGGACCGCTGAAGGAGCGCACCTTCAATATTCCAGACGAGCGCGTCGAAGACTTCCTCGAGAACGATATGGAACTGGTGCTGCGCCGCTATGCTCGCACGATGGCGGCTGAGGTCGAGATAGCGCAGAAGTTCGGCCGCGCCGACATGAAGGAGCAGTTTGAGGAAATCACGCGCGAATACACGGATCTTCGGAAAGCGGCGAAGACGGATGCAGAACGCGAAAAGCTCAATGCTGCCGAAGCCCGCGACGTCAAGAACCTCACGGCATTTCGGGACTTGATCCGCGGCACCTATCGTGCGGCCGAGGAAGGCAGCGACTGGAGCAAGATTACTCGTGCGGCTCTCACCTGGAATTATGTCCGCCTCATGGGCGGCGTGGTGATGACCAGCCTAACGGATGCCGTCAACGTTCTGGGAAAATTCGGAATGCGAGCCACCATGCGGGAAGCTCTGCCCGGGCTTGTCAGCGGCACCAAGGCAGCGAAGATTGCCAGGCAGGACGCTCGCGAGCTTGGCGTCGTTGCTGAGCGCGTTTTGCAGTCCCGGCTGGCATCGCTTGCGGATTTGCAAGACCCGTACCGGCACGGCTCCACGTTCGATCGGTTCCTTTCAAACACCTCGAATCTTTTCACCAAGGCCACCGGCCTCGGACTGTGGAACGACACGCTGAGGACCATGGTCTCGGTGATGTCGCAAAACCGTATTATGCGCGTTGCTCTGGAGTGGGATAAGGCGGCGAAGGAAGAGCGGGCCTATCTCGCGATGCTGGGCATCGATGAGCACATGGCTGAACGGATCGCGTCACAGTTCCGCCGGCACGGGATCGAGGAAGAGGGTATCTACGGCGCTAATGCGTCGGCCTGGGATGACGCATTGGCTTACCGGACTTGGGCGGCTGCCCTCAATAAGGACGCTGACCGCACCATCATCGTCAAAGGCGTGTCGGATAATCCGCTCTGGATGAAGACGAACCTTGGCAAGTTGCTTTTCCAGTTTAAAAGCTTCGCTCTCGCAGCTCACCAGCGCATTCTTCTCGCCGGCCTTCAAGAGCGCCCGCATCGCCTCGCCGAGCAGCTCGTCTTTGCAACAGGCATCGGCATGCTGATTTCCTACCTGAAATACATCGAGCGCGGGGATTCCGACGAGGCGCAGCGGCTCCTGGATAATCCGGGCTTGTGGATCGCGAACGGCCTCGATCGTTCGGGCGTGCTCGCTATTCCATTTGAGATTTCGAATACCGTCGAGAAGATTGGCTTGCCCGGGCTAATGACTGCTGCTCAGGCGGTTACCGGAGATGAAGACCGCGGCGGTTCTGCTTCGCGCTATGCGAGCCGCGGGAAGTTCGGTGCGCTCGCCGGCCCGAGCGTCGGTGCCTTCGAGGATCTGGCCGAGATCCTTCGTCAGGTCGCAGACGGTGATGTCAAAGAATCCGGCGCGAATGCGGTTATCCGGCAATTGCCTGGGGCTACCCTTCCGGGAGTCCGCTCAGCCATTCACATCGGCCTCAAGCCTGCGTTGGCAGAGGCGGTCGACTAAATCGGATCGTTGGGCACGCACGAAATCTGCTCGGCCGGGGGCTGATTGTTGCGTACTGCCTCGTAGGCCGCAGTTTCCTGCCGAGTTCGGCAAATTGGCCGCTGCACAATGTCGTATCCCTTGGCGGCCAAACATCTCTGAATGAAGCGTTCGCGCAGGCCTTGGTTTGCATCCGAGGTTGTCACAGAGCCAGGAATATTCACTGCTCCGACACGGTTGCAGCTCGTGTAATTGCCTATCGTCGAGCACTGCAGCGTCCCCGGATTGTAATAGCCGGGATTGGTATGGATCTGCGTGGACTCAGGAACCTGCTGCAGGCCCGCTATCCGACATTCGTCCGCCGCAAGTTGCCGTTCAGCCAACGATGAACCTGTCTTGTGAAGCACGTTCACAGGTCCGGTCACACACCCGGCCAGCAGCACCGCAAGTGCGATAGCGCATCTACGCATAAGAATCCCCCAACGCCCACTCGCGGCGATCAAACCCCAAACAGTTTCACAACGCAAGGCTGCTGCGCGGCCTTATTGCCTATTGAGGTAAATGCATGTCGACAGAATTCAGCGACAGCCAGCACTACGGCTTCTTCATGAGCGGAACCACGCTCACGTCTGGCAATGGCTTCTACATCAGATGGTCAGAGGTTGTACTTGCATCGCTGCGCGCCGCCGGCTTTCTCGACAACATGGAAGACGGCACGCTCCCGCCATCCGACCTGTCGAAGCTCTGGCTGGATAAGAACTTCGACCCGGCCCTGCTCAAGGAATGGAACCCTATCGGTGCGACTTGGGAGCAGGTGACAAATCAGACGCTCTTCGGCCGTGTTCCCTGGCGTGGGCCGTGGGAAAGCTCCGCAACCTATCGCCGAGCAGACGTGGTCAGCTATCAGGGCCGCATCTGGATCGCTGTGCAGCCAAGCCAGAATCACGCGCCAGCCGAGGATGCTCACTGGGATCTATTCCTTGAATCAGTAGCCGATGATGCCGTAAGCACTGCGAAAATTCAGGCGGGCGCTGTCACAACGCCGAAGATTGCCGACAACGCGGTTACGAACGCTAAACAGGCGGACATGGCAACCGCCACGATCAAGGGACGAGCCACGGCAGGTGCTGGCGACCCGGAAGATCTAACTGGCTCACAAGCGATCAGTATCCTGGATCCTAATAGCCAAGTCCTTCAGGGCGAAGGTCTCAAGCTGACCTATCATAAGGCAAGGGGCGCATGGCACATCAAGGCGTTCGGCTCATCCCTCACAGACGTGGGTGCCGGCAACGCGACCGTCGATACGGCCGCGCTCCAGTCTGCCATGTCATCCGGCGAAATGATCGACGTAAGCGGAGTGATATTGCAGGCCAACAATACTGTCGTCTGCAACCTTGAGAGTTCGAAAATCGGCGCGACAATTCAGTCAAACCGCAATGCTGGTGCGGTTAGTCAAATTAAGGTTGTCGATGATGCCTTGCCAGTCTTGTTCCAAGTCGGCCACGACAATTTCGAGGCGTCCGGATTCAGCGTCAGGGGCAACGACACGAACGTGACCACGACCATGTTCTGGCTGGAACGAACTGTCGACACATACCGCGACATTGACGCTCGGATCGTGAATATGAGCCTCAATTTCGGGGCGAGGGCAATCTATCACAAAGGTCGCGGCCTAGAATTCTTTGGAAATACGATTTCTGATTTTCACACCGCTGGTATTGAGTTCGATCAGCCAGCTACGTGGACACCTCGCGGCAGCACATCGATTGACGGTATTGACACGGGTACTCGCGGGGTTCGCATTCTGAGCAACCGCGTTCACGTGATGCAATCACCGTTCCTGTTGAATGCGGGCACATACGCGCTGAACATCGGCGGCATCGAGGTTAACGGTGTCATGGCCGATGTCGGCTGCGATGGCGGGCTGTTCAAGGGTGTCTTTATCGACATGCAAGCGACGGACATCCAGTGCCGCTTCTCGGCGCAAGCGGGGTCGCGCATCTTCGAACTTAACCCTGGCTCGCGCAACATTACCCTGACGAACTTCAATGCGGCCGGCTACATTGGGGCCAGCGGGAACAGAATGGCAAATCATGCTATCCGTATGACTTCTAGCGCCGCCAATCCCATCAAGGATATCTTTGTCATCGGAGGCACTATCGGGCCAACCTTGCAAGCAGGCGTCAATCTGCAGGGTGACGGCGCGTATGAGAATATCTGCTTTAGCAATGTCGTGTGGGATCGAATAGGCCAAGACGGCGGCGATCGAAGCCCTATCCAGGTGAGTTCGACGGTTCCTAGCTCCGTGATCAAGCTCCTAGGAACGCATGGCCGAAGCAACTTTACGTCCCGACCATTCCTTCGGGCATTCAATACCCCAGCCAACAACACGCTCATCCGCGAAGTCACGTCGACGATTGATGCTTCGTTCAGTGGTTGGGCGACCGCTGGCGTCGTGGTGACGACCTGAGCCTCCAAGGCAATCGCGGAGCGTCGATTTCCCGATACGAATGCCGGTGAAAACAATGGAACAGCTTGCGCTACGGGTTCTCGGGTCTATCGAGCGGAAGGGGGCCGCGCATTGGAAGCTCTACGCCCTCGCGGCTGTTTTCGGGTTGGCTGTGGGTATCGTTGCTGACCTCAGGCGAAGGCGCTTTTTCTGGGGGCTCATTCTGGGGTGGTATGCCGCTCTCTTGTTCGATCGTATCGTCGTTTAGAAATATCTCTACTTTCGCCAGTTGCTGGAGGCACTTTTCAGCAGTCGTCCGGATTTCATATCGTGTGCTTCTGCCGTCTCGCTGGAACGATTCCGATATCGCGCAGGTGTCCTCTTGCTGGGCCGGCCACAAATACGGGAGTGCAATCCCTAACGTTGTCACGAACAAACTGAGCCAAGCAAGTGTCGTCGGGCAAGTCATGTACCGTTTGAAAACGGCCCCTAGGCCGGGGGACACCCTAGCGACTTCTTCGATAGCTGCAGACGCTGGGAGTTCGCCAGAACTCATCTGTTTCGCGATGTGCGCGATGGCCGCGAACATCGCGTGCGTAAGCGGCTCTCCTTCGATGATCCGCGCAACTTCTTCGCCAAGATCAAAGATACCTTCCACTAGCTTGGCATGCTCGCATCGGCACTTTGGGCAGGTGTCTTCGTTGTCGAAGCCGTAGAACCTGCTACTCCCAACATTGTAGTTTTTGGATGGGAATACAGTGCGGCATTGAGGGCACATCGCCGGTAGGGGCGGCCCATTGGGTCGTCGATAGCCCACCATTGATTTACCTGCTGGCTCCGTCGACTTCGGGTCGTTGGAAATCCTGGTGCCAGAGACCCCTACGCTACTGTGTTCGACATCCCACGGATGTCGCACGTTGTTGAACTGCAGACGGTTAAAGACGCCCCCGTGTGAATTGCGGAGGCTTATGCCAACGTCAAAATCGCTGATGGTCATGTCTTCGAAAACAGGCCCGCCTGCACTTACTTCAATCCCTATGGCCATCTGAGACTCCTTTCGCGGCAAGCTAAGTGATTCTCGCCTCATGAGTCTCGGGCCACGCAGCGACTAGGCAGCTACTTTCAATGAAAAGGTGAAACATGGACAAGACCGTTCCTCCCGGCGCGGCGATCCTGCTCGACTTCATCCGCGAGACGGAAGTCGGCCGGAGCGACCGCGCGTCCTATGACGTGATCTATGCGAATAAGCAGGGGAAGCTGAAGCAGCCTCTCACGACGATGAACTATGGAGACGTCGTCGACGAGCAGAGGAAGTGGTCGAAAAACCACGGATCGAGCGCGGCGGGCGCCTACCAGTTCATGCGCGCCACATTGATCGGCCTGGCGAAGGAAATCCCGTCGATCAGCGGAACGGACATCTTCACGCCCGACCTGCAAGACCGGCTTGGTTATCACCTCCTGAAGCGCCGCGGCTATGAGGAGTTCGTGACCGGAAAGATCACGCTGGTCGACTTCGCTCGGCGCCTGGCGATGGAATGGGCGTCGTTCCCGGTCCTGGCCGACTGCAAGGGCTCGCACCGGTTCATCAATCGTGGGATGAGCTTCTATGCCGGCGATGGGGTGAACAAGGCGCTGGTGAAGTCGGAGAAGGTGGAGGCGGTGTTGCGCCAGGTTCTCGCCACCGCGCGCCGGCCGGTGGACATCCAGCCCGTTCCCGAGTCCGTCGAAGTCGATCCGCCACCCGCACCCGCCTCCAAGTCCCGCGGCATCGCTGCGCTTATTTTGGCCGCTCTGGCTGCCGCCGGCGCGTGGTTTGCTTCGGTCCCTTGCAATCTCTTCGGCGCCTTCTGCGGGTGATGATCATGGTCGTATGGATAAGAATCGCTCTCTACCTCGTCGCCGGCTGGCTTTACGGCTCAGGTCTTATCGGCGAGGAGGTCAAGGATCTAGTGACGACCGACCCTGATCTGGTCGCGAGCATCGAGGCGCTGATCTCGGGAATCTTCGCGGCCATCCCCGTCATCTGGTGGCGCTTGGCGAAGCGGCTGGGGTGGTCGACATGATCGGCCTCTTTTACATCTTCTGGGGAGCCCGCCAGTACGCGATAGGCGCCATCGGCGGCTTCCTACTATTCTCGGCCATCAACGCTCTCCTGTGGCTGCCAGAGGCCAGAGAAGAAGGACGCGAGCTAGAGCGCGCCGCTTCTCTCAAACGCTCCATGGAATTGATCGAACAAAGGAGCCGCACCAATGCGGAAATCAATGCTCTTGATGACGCTGGCCTGTGTGCCGCTCTTGGCGGTCGCTGGGTGCCAGACAAGAAGCTCTGCGAGTGAAGGAGCCGGGTTCTCGGTCCTGACTCCGTCGCCGGCAACGCGACAATTCATCATCGCAAATGATCAGCCATTCGCGCGGCAAGTGGCTGCTCACAATCGCACCTGCCAATCTCTGGCCGGCTGCAGTGAATAACCATTCGGCAGCATTGCATTCTACGAGGGCAGGGGATTGGACAGCGGAGAGAAAACCACCGTGAAAGCACCCGCATGGAAATGGGAACTAAACCTCAACACCCTGGTGATCCTGTTCGGCTTCGGCGGCGGCCTCATCGCGTGGGGCGCGACATGGGAGCGTGTCAACGCCAACCAGGAAGCGCACGCCCAATCCATCGATCGCCTCGACAAGCGCCTTACCGCGGCAGAGGTATCTCTCCGGCTGCTCGACAAGCACGAGCTCCGGATCTCCGCGGTGGAGAAGCAGGCTGCCGAGGCGGCTACTTCAATGAAGGCCGTTGAGAGTACGCTCAATAGCCTTTCCGTCGACACGCGCGTCATGCGCGAGATATTGCAGCGCATCGAGGCAAGCCAACGCGATGGCGCTCAGTTGCGGCCGTGATCAGAATTCAAGCGATGTTGCTGCTTTACTTGGAGAACCAATCGTTTCCGAATTGGCGGACCCGCACCTCGATCGACTGAACTTCGTAGGGCGCACACGAGACAACATCTGCGCTGTTAGTGTCGAATAATGCCATGTTATGGCCCTCGCCGAAATTGCTGTTATATGCAATACCGTCATAACCGGCATTCTTGAAAAGCTCAGTGATGATCTGCGTTGGCGCGTAATCCGCAGAACCGACGTCGTCGCGCGAAACCGGCGTTGAAAATGCATTGTCAATGTCAGCCCAAACAGCTTCGTTCGTTCGTTCCAGGTCCGGCTCCGAAGCCCCCAAGACGTCAGAAAAAAGGACGGTAGTAAGAGCTGATTTGCGCACATCCTGGATGAAGGTAATAACTGTGAGAGGACGAACAGTCTTGAATCTCGCGACCGACATCTCAGCGCCAATCCATGGCCGCGTCTCAGCGACAGCAGTTTCAATCTTGGTGGCGAGATACAGGACAGGAATTCCAGCGGGGTTGGCTCTTCCCTCAGACGCGCGATTGGGCAACGGTTTCATTCTTTCCCGCCCATGCCCGAGCGGCTCCTCTCCGCCGTGCTCGTTCTGAACATATTCGACACCTCTTTGGGCCCGAAAAAGGATCGCACCTTCAGGGATAACAAACTCACGTGAACTGGCCGTCGCCAACACGGTGTCTAAAAACGCTTGTATCTCTGAAGTCCAAACGAACCGCCGCGCTCCTCGTATGCGCGATGCAAAGAGCTGATAGCTCCGCCACGACGCGAAAGCAGGCCCGTTTGGGTTATCAAGAGCATCTGTCATTCGCGCGGTCTTCCTCCAATTTGCTCGCACCATTCGCGTCATGCCACGAGGCGCAGGATACGCCAAGATACCGCCGCTGCACCAAAATAGGTCGCATGCCTGTGGAGCTTATCTATCCGAAAACGTTAAAACCGGCGGTTTGGTGGACCGATCGGAGTTGCCGCGCATACAACCTCGCTCGTCAGAACGAGGAGAAGGCCACCATGCAAGATAATATCCGACCAATCGCACCGGTTAGCGTTGCCGGCCTCATACCGCAGGCGCCAGCTACCGGCATGCCGATTTGCGAGGTCGTTGCTCCAACTGCCTTGTATGTTGATCCGGCCTACCAGAGGAGCGTAGGCGATCGAGGGATGCGTCAGATCCGGCGCATCATCGAAGGTTTCGACTGGGCTAAATTCAAGCCGCCGATTTGCGCTTACTCGGAATGTGACGGCAAGACGATTCTGAAAGTGCTCGATGGGCAGCATACTGCGATTGCGGCCGCCTCCAATCCGCACATACGTTTGATTCCCGTCATGATCGTTGAAGCGGACGACACGATTGCGCAGGCGAAAGCGTTCATAGGACAGAATACTGATCGCCTCGGAATTACCACCCTGCAGCTTCACCAAGCCGCTCTGGCAGCAGCTGATGAAGACGCGCAGACGCTTGAACTGGTGTGTTCACGGGCCGGCATAAAGGTTCTCAAAACGACGAACGCTTACACCGGCACGGGATCGCGCCAGACTATTGCCGTCAAGCAGATCGAGGCCTTAATCAGCCGGCAAGGGGCGCGGATCGCCCGCGAGATTCTTGAGGTTCTGGCCAATGCCGAGCGTGGACCGCTGACAGCCCCACAGATCAAAGCTGTCGAGCTCCTCATGACTGATCCTGAGTATGCCGAAAAGTTTAATCCGGAGGACCTGACCGAGGCCATTGTCGATCTACTCCACACCGCGGAAGACGAAGCGAAACTCCTCGGGGTAACGCACAAAATCACCTTCTGGAAGGCGCTCGCCATAACTTGGTTCAGGAAGTGCAAGAAGCGGCGCCAGGCACCCGCCAAGGCAGCGTGAGCAGTCCGATGTGGATGGAGGTGCGGAGACACCTCCGTCCATTCGTTATCGTCGATCCAAGGCTTTCAGCTCGCGGCAAAGCTCCCATGCGGTCTCTTTCTTCATACGCAGGCGGGCAACGATGTCCGCTTTTCGGAGGCCTTCTCCGTCCTGCGTGACGGCTGCGAAGGAAACTCGGATAATCCCCTCCTCTTCGGCTAGTTCGGTAAAGAGGTCCACGTGCAGAGGGGGCTCCCCCTTGTCGAAAAGAATGACCACGTCTTCAGGACGGCTACCAATTCGGATCTTCCCGACGTTCGGCATTTCCCAGGCCTCCATCTGGCAAGGTTGAAAGCATAAGAGATATCGCTTATATGTTCAATAAGCGATATCGTTTATGCGCAGGAGGAGGTCGGTTTGACTCACTTTCCGATATCGAATAATCCTCGCCGCATGGGGCGGCCTCCGTTAAAAGTGAAGCCTATTCTTGTTCGGCTGCCGGAAGGCATGCCCGAGCGGATTGACGCGCTGGTTGGCAAGAACAAGCGCGCGGAGTTCATCCGCCAGGCCGTGGAAGCCGAGTTAAAACGCCGCGAAAAATCCGAGGCATCGGAATAAGGCATCAATCTCTCGCTCTCACTAGGCGCACCCCTGGCTGCCCGTGATTGAGAAATTCAATCCCCTCCTGTTCTAGGACCCGCTGAACGTTCTGCACGTTCTGCGCACGCCCGGCTATCTGACCGGCGCCGGCCGCCTCCATATTGCGGATCGTGTTCACGTTCACTCCCGCTTTCTCGGCCACGTCCTTTTGCTCAAGCCCGGCTAAAGCCCTCGCTGCCTTGAGTTGATTCCCCGTTGTAAGCATCGAAACTTCCTCTTTGAAACCTGATAAATAGGTATCAAAACTAGATAGCTGTTGACAAGGCCTGAATTCGGGTTAAGGTTACTAAACATAGTTACCTAGTGCTTAAAACTAAATGAGGGCTACCGAATGCAGAGCAAACTCATCGAAGCTTACGACAGGCTGAGCGAGGCAGAGGACTTCTGCCAAGCTATCTTCCTGGCCGCAGTCGGCTTGGAAGACGCCGAAGACACCGCCGTGTTTCAGCGCTTGGCTGATGTGGCCAAGGAGAAGATCCGCAATGCGATGTCGATCATTTCTGAGGTGCGGGAGGGCAAGGAATGAATGCCCTTGTTCCTGCACCGATCCCTGCCGAGAACATCCTATCCGATAACTTCCGCGTCCACCTCATCAACGGCGACAGCATGGAACCGACGCTCAAAGCCCGCCGGGACTATGTCCTGCTGGCGCCGGTCTCAACCTATGTGGGCGAAGGCATTTATGCGATCAGCCAAGGCGTATGGATGGATTTCTACCGCGTCACGCCGGTCCTGGACGGCAAAGGCAGCCTGCTCCTATTCAGGGACAACAAACACTACCAGGAGGTCATCTTAAGCCGCGAGCAGTTCGAGGAGGGTGTCGTCGGATTTGTGGTCGCCGAGATTAAAGTGAAGGACGAACGGTTTCTGAGGGAGGCGTGCCAATGACGCAGATTACCAGACGGACAATCCTCGGCGCCATGGCCACGGCCGCAGCCCCATTGCCGGCCGTTGCCGCTCCGGCGCCTGTCCAGAGCCCGGAGGAACGTCTGCAAGCGGCGGTTTCCGCGGTGGCCGATATCCTGCGGGAAATAAACCCCGCCCACGTTGGCGTAGAGATCCAGCAGTATTCCCATTACGTGTTCGTGGGGGTCAAGACGCCTCCCAAACCGGTGGAATGGAGCGGCCCTGGCTTTTACGAGGTTGAATGGAAGCGGCAAAACGGGAAGCTCTGCAGGCCCATCTTCTGGCTCGATCGTGCCGAGTACAAGACTGTTCCCGGCTATTACTACCGCGCCGAAACTCGTTGGAAGGGACGGCTGGAAACCACCGTGAAACTGAAGCCGGAGGCGATCAGGATTATCTGCAAGAAGGATGAGGCCTACGCGGTTATGCACTCATGAATATTCGAAACGTGCTGAGAAAAGCGCCCGCTGCTTCGGTGGCGGGTTTTTTGTTTCTGTTACCCCACACGTTACCCCAACCGCGCGACAAACGCCCGCGGAAGGGGTGGGAGACGCTAAGTCTTTGAAAAGAATGGTGCCGCTTACGTGACTCGAACACGTGACCCCATCATTACGAATGATGTGCTCTACCGACTGAGCTAAAGCGGCCCTGGGGCGGTTCCGCGAAAGCCGCGGAACGAATGTGAGGCGCTGATAAACGCAAAGCGGCAAGATTTCAAGCCATCACTTTCGAGAACTTGAAAAATCCTTGGCTCGCCCGGAATCGGCGTCGGAAGCGAAGCCGATGCGGGCGCGCGCGGCGTCGTATTCCTGTTTCAGCCGGTCGACGAGCCGGGCGACGGTCTGGACTTCGCGCACGGCGCCTATCCCCTGGCCGCAGCCCCAGATGTCCTTCCATGCCTTGGCGCCTTCCGCCGCCGTGCCGAAGTCCATCTTTGAGGGGTCGGCTTCCGGCAGATTGGCGGGGTCCATTCCGGCGGCAAGGATCGAGGCTTTCAGGTAATTGCCGTGAATGCCGGTGAAATAATTAGAATAGACGATATCGGCGGCGTTGCTGTCGACGATCATCTGCTTGTAGGCGTCGCTTGCGCGGGCCTCTTCCGTTGCGATGAAGGGAGAGCCGATATAGGCCATGTCGGCCCCCATCGCCTGTGCAGCGAGGATGGCGCCGCCGGTAGCGATCGCGCCTGACAGCAGGAGCGGTCCGTCGAACCAGGCTCGGATTTCCTGGACGAGGGCGAAGGGCGAGAGGGTTCCCGCATGGCCGCCGGCGCCTGCCGCGACCGCGATCAGTCCGTCAGCGCCTTTGCGGATCGCGGAATTCGCATGGCGGTTGTTGATGACGTCGTGGAGCACGAGACCGCCGTAGGAATGGATTGCGGCGTTCACCTCCGGTACCGCGCCGAGCGAGGAGATGACGATCGGCACCTTGTACTTGACGCAAAGCATCAGGTCCTGTTCGAGCCTGGCGTTCGATTTGTGCACGATCTGGTTCACGGCGAAGGGCGCGGCCGGGCGCTCGGGGTGCCTGGCATCGTGGTCGGCCAGGGTTTCGGTGATCTCCGCCAGCCATTCGTCGAGCTGCGATTGCGGGCGGGCATTCAGTGCGGGAAAGGCGCCGACGATGCCAGCCTTGCATTGTGCGATCGTCAGTCGGGGGTGCGAGACGATGAACAGCGGCGCCCCTACGACCGGTAGCCTCGTTTTCCCTGACAGGATTGGCGGCAACGACATCGAAAAAATCTCCCAACTTTGACGTTTTCGTAAACGTCAAAACAGATAGCAGCAATGGACGCGCTTGCCTACCGATGTTTCCTGAAGCCGTAACCGGTTCAGGTAAAACATACAGAAACTCGCAGTCTACGGCGGCCCATGCGCCTCCGGTGAGACGCGCGATGCTGCTGGACGGTCTATGCTCCGGCAATTCGGCCACGCTCGTCCACGTTTTCCCTGGGGAACACCAGCCGAAGTCGCGGCTGCACTTGCAGATTCGGAATGCAGCGGTTACCCAATCCCTAATAAAACCAACGGCGTGTGACAGGAAGAGGCGGACCCGTCGCGAGAAAAGGCACATCCGGTCGCCCATGACGGCAGCCGGAAGACTTCGCGCAGAAGGATTTGACGTGAGCGGACTTGAGACAGCGATCAGGAATGCGCTGGAAAGATCGGATCGAAGCAATGCCGAGATCCGGGCGCGCATCTACCAGTCGGCGCGTCAGGCGCTGGAAAACGGCCTGCAGAAGCAGCAGATCGAAGATCCGGAGGTCATCTCCGTGCAGCGTCACCGGCTAGAAGCGGTCATCCGCACGATCGAAATGGAGGAGCGCGCCGCCTTGAAGGAGCGCGGTCATACGCCGGTGGTGAGCCTTGGCGAGGTGAAGGCGAGGGGGGCAGGGCGCGCTGGCGAATCCCCTGCACCCGCCGCGCCACGGCGCGAGCCGGAGCTGAAGCCGGAGGGAAGCCCGCATGCACAGTTGGACGGCGGACTCGGCGCTCTGCGTCCCGAACGCGACGGCCCACCGGCTGCCAACCGGGCGGCGGCGGGCGACGGGAGAATCGAGGCCGCGGGCAAATCTCCCCCGCCTGCACCCGATCTGGGTGTTGCCGACCGGCGTCCGCGCAGGCGCAGGCGCAGCCGCTTCTTCTCCTATGCGATGATCGTCGCGACGCTTGCGGCGGCGGCCGGGGTTGCGGTCTGGTGGGTTCAGACGAACGACCTGCTGAGGCCACCGACGGATACCGGCGTCGCCAATCCGCCCGCGACGGTGGATGCCGAGGATTTCGACGGCGCGGCCGGCTTGCAGACCCTCGGTGCTCAGGAAGGTTTCTCCGGTGACTGGGTGGAGGTCTTTGCCCCCGGTGAGGTCGCGGCAGTCACGCCGGGGCCGCAGGCCCGTGCGGAACCCTTCGACGGTGACGCCGGCGAGCGCATGCGGCTGATTTCGGCAGCGGCCGGGAAGGATGGCGACGTGGCGATCGAAATTCCCGCGGATGTCCTGGCTCGGCTTTCGGGCAGGTCGTCGACACTCGCCCTCACGGTTCAGGCGGCCCCGGGCAAGGCGACCGAATTCTCGGTCGAATGCGATTTCTCGACGCTCGGCGACTGCGGCCGTCACCGTTTCACCGTGCACGACGAGCGCGTCGACATGCTGCTCAAGCTCAATTTCGAGCGCGGCTCGGCACCGACCGGCCCTGGAGAACTGGTGATCAACAGCGATGTCAGCGGCGGCGGCAACAGCCTCGATCTCTTTGCGATCCGGGTGCAGCCGGGCGGCTGATCGTCGAGCCGGGGCGCCGCCCGTCGGAGATTATCTGAGAAAACCGGGGCCGGAGCCGAGGATCTTTTCGTCGACCTCGCCGATCGCCGCCTCGTCCTTGCCGTCATAGTTGAGCTTCGTCAGCATGTGGCGGATCACGTTGATCCGCGCGCGGCGCTTGTCGTTGCCGCGGATGACCGTCCACGGCCCGTGCTCGGTGTGTGTCTCCTTCAGCATACGGTCTCGTTTCCCGGTGTAGTCGTCCCACTTGTTCAGCGCCGCGATGTCCATCGGCGAAAGCTTCCAGGTCTTCAACGGATCGTGGCGCCGGTCGTGGAAGCGCTTCAGTTGCATCTCCCTGCCGATGTTGATCCAGAATTTGAAGAATTGGATACCCTCATCCGCGATCATCTCCTCGAAGCGGGGCGCCTCCTTGAGGAATTGCTCGTACTCCTCAGGAGTGCAGAAGCCCATGACCGGTTCGACGCCGGCGCGGTTGTACCAGGAGCGGTCGAAAAGTACGAACTCGCCGGCGGTCGGGAAGGTTGCGACATAGCGCTGGAAATACCACTGGCCCCGTTCGGTCTCCGTGGGCTTCGTCAGGGCGACGACGCGCGCGGAGCGGGGGTTCATATAGGCCATCGTCGCGTGGATCGCGCCACCCTTGCCGGCAGCGTCGCGCCCCTCGAAGACCGCCATTACGCGCTTGCCGGTCGCCTGCATCCAGAACTGGACCTTGACCAGCTCGATCTGCAGCGTTCTCAGCGTCTCTTCGTATTCCTCCCGATCGAGCTTTTTCTTGTAGGGATAATCGTCCGAGCGGAAGGCCTCCTCGTCGATCCATTTCGGCAATTCCGGATCGTCGATGTCGAAGACGCGGCTTTTCCCGTCAATCTCCAATTCGACCGCCCGGCTCCCCGGCCCTGCTGTGGCCGGCGCGTCGTCGAGTGCCAT